TTAAATGGGATGGTGCACCAGCCATATTCGCAGGAATTAATCCGGATAATAAACAGTTTTTTGTAGGAACAAAGTCCATCTTTAATAAAGAACCTAAGATTAACTACACAAAAGAAGATGTAGATTTAAATCATGGCCATGCCCAGGGGTTAGCCGATAAATTAAAATTAGCTTTAGAATATTTACCAGCGTTGGGAATTAAAAATATATTGCAAGGTGATTTTATGTTTGATAAAAGTATTTTAAAATCTACAAATATTGATGGTAAAAAGCATTATTCATTTAGACCAAATACAATTACATATGCAGTAGATGCAGACTCTGAATTAGGAAGTCAAGTTGCTTCTGCAAAATTAGGTATTGTGTTTCATACAACATATCGGTCATTAGATAGCGGCGCATCATTTGGTGCAGATGTCAGCGGATTAAAACGTAATCCTAATGTATGGTTTGATGATGCATTTTTTAAAGATACTACTGGTATAGTAACATTAACAGCATCTGAAGCAAAAGAAGTTGCAATGATGATTAAAAAGGCTGATTCAATAAAAATAAATTATGATAATCTACCAAGTTCATTGTTAAACATATACCTTAACCAAGAAATAAAAACCGGACAATTTGTTGATAATGCGGCTATATCATATAAAGCCTTTCGAAAATGGTTCGAACTTCGGACTGATAAAAAGATAGCAAAATTAAAATCTGATCGCGGAATAGAAAAGGCTACCGCAGCCAAACAAGAACAAATGGCAATGTTAGAACAAAGAAAACAAGATATTTTAAATATATTTATTATATCAAAATTATTAGCAGATGCAAAATTAATATTTGTTAAAAAATATAATAATGCAGTATATAATACAAAACACTTTGTAGATGATGGCCAAGGTGGGTTAAGAGTAACTGCCCCGGAAGGATATGTGGCAGTTGATCGTATTGGCCAAGGAGTTAAATTTGTCGATCGAGTAGAATTTAGTAGAGCTAATTTTGCAATGGATAAAGGTTTTACTAAGTAATAACTGTATATTTATATAAAACGTAATAAAGGACATTATGAAAGAACACATTTTAAGAGAAACTATACGAAAAGAAATTCGACAATCTCTAAAAGAAGTAGATTATGAACAAGGCACTGCAGATGCTATATCAAATATAGAAAATCAGCCTGGAATTAAAATGCTGAAACGAGCATTAGCAAAAGGCGGCCCGGATATACAAGCAGCTGGATTACTTAAAGTAATTAATGCGGTATCTGGAGGTAGTTCTGCAGTAAAGAATTCACTACGACAAATGCTAGCACCAAAAGGAGCTTTAGATGGACCGGAAGAAGAGCCAGTAGCAGAAGCATCTAAATTTGCAATGGGTAAGAAAAGAACTGCTGGATTACAACAAAAAGATTTAGGCGGAGCATCTGATATAAAAAGAGCATCGGGAATGTTTTCAGATATTGCAAAATTAGATGATAAGAAAAAGGCAAAGGCATTGGCATATTTAATAAAGCAAGCCGGCGTAGATAAAGATACGTTTAATTCATTTAAACAAAAAATTGCATCTTATTTAAATCAATTAAGATAATATGTCAAGTAAGTTACAAAATATAAAGGCTGTAAATGAATTACTAGCAGGGACTCATAAGTCTCAGACTAGAAAATCAATTTACACGGGTTCTACAAAAACAAAAATCTCAGATGATGATATCTTAGAACGGTTTGAAAATGGTAAACCAAAGATTTGGATTGAAACATCTGCAACTGGAGTTAGAACACAAGTTACTCAACATGATGGATTTAAATCGCGTGAACCTGAAAATTCTATTTTAAAAACGGTGCAAGACACATTATCCGTGCCAGCAAAATGTCCTAAATGTGACACTGAAATGCGAAATAAAGAAAAACGGCTTAATTTTAAATTTTGGTTCAAACGTAAAATGTGTTTTGGATGTGTATTAGAAGAAGAGCGTCGTATTAAAGTTCAGGGTGTAGATGCATGGAAAAAATATGAAAATACAATAATGTCAGCAAATGCAGAGGCATGGCTTAAAGATACTGATAAAGAAGTTGAAATATTAAAACAATCTGTTACAGAAACAGTATGGGGTAATGCAGATGGAGAGCGTGGTGAAGTAGATATTTCATCTACAATTCAACGTATTGAAACAGATTATAAAGAATTAAAAGAAAATATTAGAAATCAATTCGCGGAGAACATAGATGGCAAAAAATAGATCATTAAATAAAATTGGAAAAGAATTTGATAAGTTAGTTGTAGATATGAAAAAACTGGCCGGTGAATATACTAAAGCCAATGGATCAAAAAAACAACAATTGGTCACAAAATTAAAACAGCTAACTAAAAAGAAAAAACAATTGCAATCTGAAATGGAATCTGCTGTAAATGCCGCTGATAAAGATGTGGAATTACAGGTAGATGAAATGAAAAAATTGATTAGGTCTGAAGTTACTAAATTAATGAAAGAACAATATGGGTATATTGAATAAAATATTTTCTGGTGGCGCAGCTGAATTAGTAGAAGGAGTAGGTGGAGTATTAGATAACCTAACTACTACAAAGGCAGAAAAATTAGAAGCTAAGCGTAAAATGCAAGAATTAATTAAAAACCATGAAGCAAAAATGGAACAGAATATCACTGACCGATGGTCTGCGGATATGAACTCAGATTCCTGGTTATCAAAAAATGTAAGACCATTAGTTTTAATATTTTTAGTTGTATCAACCGTGCTTATGATATTCATAGACGCCGGCACTATAGCATTTGAAGTAGAAGCTAAATGGACAGATTTGCTTCAATTAGTACTTATAACTGTCATAGGTGCCTACTTCGGCGGCCGTACCATGGAAAAAAGAGTTAAGAAATAATTTGTGATATTGCAAATAATTTATTATATTTAAAGTATGGCAGTAAAGAAATCTCTTAAGGAAATTATTGGCGACGAATACAAACGGTGTTCGCAAGATCCTATACATTTTATGCGAAAGTATTGTATAATACAACATCCTACGCGTGGTAAAATGTTATTTAATTTATACCCATTTCAAGAAAAATCATTAGATCAATTAAAAGATAATAGATATAATATTATTTTAAAATCTAGACAGCTAGGTATATCAACATTAACTGCAGGATATGCGTTATGGAAAATGATTTTCCGATCAGATTTCAATGTTTTGGTAATTGCAACAAAACAAGATGTAGCAAAAAATCTTGTAACCAAAGTACGTGTAATGAATGAAAATTTACCCAATTGGTTAAAGGGTAAGACGTTAGAAGATAATAAATTATCATTACGATATGCAAATGGTTCTCAGATTAAAGCAATTTCATCAAAAGGTGATGCTGGTAGATCTGAAGCATTATCATTATTGATATTTGATGAAGCTGCATTTATTGATCGCATTGATGAAATATGGACAGCGGCTCAACAAACGTTAGCAACTGGTGGTGATTGTATAGCATTATCAACTCCTAATGGTGTTGGTAACTGGTTTCATCGAATGTGGGTAGATGCAGAAGCTGGTGGAGAATTTAACACAATAAAATTGCATTGGACAGTCCATCCAGACCGAGATGAAACTTGGAGAGCAAAACAAACTCAATTGTTAGGCGAAAAAGGAGCAGCTCAAGAATGTGATTGTGATTTTATATCGTCCGGTCATACTGTAGTGGATGGATCAATATTGCAATGGTATGCAGATACTCATGTTAAAGATCCTATAGAAAAAAGAGGTGTAGATTCTAATTTTTGGATATGGGAATACGCTGATTACAATAAAAATTATATGGTAGTAGCAGATGTTGCTCGAGGCGATTCAACCGATTATTCAGCATTCCATGTATTTGATACAAGTGCATGTCATCAAGTTGCTGAATATAAAGGTAAGATAGGAACAACGGAATATGGAAACATGTTAATAGCCGTTGCAACAGAATATAATAATGCGTTATTAGTAATTGAAAATGCAAATATTGGATGGGCGTCAATACAAGTAGCATTAGATAAAGGATATTCAAATTTATATTATTCATACAAACAAGATGGATATGTGGATGAAGATGTACATTTACGTAAAGGTTATGATTTAAAAGGTAAGTCAAAAACTGTACCTGGATTTTCAATGACATCAAGAACTCGTCCATTAGTAATATCAAAATTAGAAACATATTTTAGAGATAAAACACCATTAGTTCATTCAAAACGATTGATAGATGAATTGTTTACATTTGTTTGGTTAGGTCATCGAGCTGAGGCCTCGCGAGGGTATAATGATGATCTTGTGATGTCATTTTCAACCGGCCTATGGATGCGTGATACAGCACTAAGGCTGCAACAACAAGGAATGGATTTGAATAGAAAGGCATTAGGCCATTTTGGAAAATCTCAAGGAGTATATTCAGCCGGCCAGCAAGTAGCAAAAGAATGGCAATGGAAATCTGGTGACAGTGAAAATGACGATTTAAAGTGGCTACTTTAATATTTATTTATATAGGTAAAATATGACAGATACATCATTAAGAGCACGATTAAGTAGATTATTTGCAACCAATGTGGTTGTACGACGAATCTCAAAAAACAGATTAAAGGCTGTAGATACAAATAAATTACAATCATCAGGTAACTTAAGTAATAAAAGGTATGTTGATAGATTCTCCGGAGTGCATAAAGGCATGCCCGGATATGGTAGTTATAATCAAAATCAAACATTTCATACATCAAAAGTAGAACTATTTACAGATTATGAAGCTATGGATATGGATCCTATATTATCATCAGCATTAGATATATATGCGGATGAATCCACGGTTAAAGATGCGGATGGAGATACATTAACTATTACATCGCAAAATGATGAAATACGAAAAATTCTTAGAAATTTATTTTATGATATATTAAATATAGATTATAACCTTTGGCCATGGATTAGAAATGCGTGTAAATATGGAGATTTTTATTTACATTTAGATATTGAAGAAGAAATTGGAATTGTCAATGTGACTCCAATGTCAGCATATGAAATTATAAGAGAAGAAGGCTTTGATCCTGAAAATCCTTATGCATTTAAATTTACAATGCAAAACACTCACGGTGGCGGCACTAATAATTTTGCATCATATAACAATCAAGAAGGAAATCCTCAGGAAATGCAGCCTTTTGAAATTGCTCATTTTCGATTATTATCTGATACAAACTTTTTACCATATGGTAAATCAATGATTGAGCCAGCAAGAAAAATATTTAAACAATTAACTCTCATGGAAGATGCAATGTTAATTCATCGTATAATGAGAGCACCGGAGCGTAGAATATTTAAAATTGATGTAGGTAATATTCCACCTGCTGAAGTTGATAATCATATTCAAACAATTGTTAATAAAATGAAAAAAACTCCTTACATTGATGAAAAGACTGGAGATTATAATCTTAAATTTAATATGCAAAATATGATTGAAGATTATTTCATGCCAGTTAGGGGAGGCGAATCCGGAACTTCGATAGAAGCTTTGCCAGGAATGTCATCGGAAGGACAAATAGAAGATATAGATTATTTAAAAAATAAATTATTTGCCGCATTAAAGATACCAAAAGCATTTTTAGGATATGATGAAGGTGTTGAAGGTAAAGCTACATTGGCCGCCGAAGATGTTCGATTTGCAAGAACAATAGAACGTATACAGAAAATATTTACTTCAGAATTAACTAAGATTGCAATTGTACATTTATATACTCAAGGATATGAAGACGCAGATTTAGTAAATTTTGAATTATCATTAACCAATCCATCAATTATATACGAAAAACAAAAAGTAGAAATTTTAGAAAGTAAAATTGGATTGGCTACAAATATGAAAGAATCTACATTATTTTCACAGCGATGGATTTATGAAAATATATTTGGATTAAGTCAAGATGAATGGACTTCGGAGCAGGTACAAGTTATTGAAGATCTTAAACAAGATTTCCGAAAAGAACAGATTAAATCTGAAGGTAATGATCCAGTAAAAACAAATCAATCATTTGGTACACCTCATGATATTGCATCAATGCATGTAGCAACTGGAGGCGACTTATTACCAGGACAAGAACAAGAGCATGTTGCGGGGCCAGGTGCACCAGAAAAACACCAATCTTGGGGAACGCATGATTCGCCACATGGCCGCGATCCATTAGCAATTAAAGCTTTAGGTAAATCATTATCAACAGATAAGTCACCATTACAACATAATTACCGCGGAGGCTCGCCATTAAGTACAGAAAATATACAAATAAATTCATTAATTAATTCAATGAAGTCATCAAAAATTATAAAACAAACATTGTTAAAAGAAGAAATTGATCCGGAATCTGGGACAATGTTAGATGAGTCTCAGTTAATTGAGGAATAATTATATATTGATTTCTAGACAAGAGCATATTTATTAAAAAGTATGATTATACAGGGCGATGCTTCATGAAACGAATAAAACATTCTAAGGTTAAAAATACCGGTATTATATTTGAATTACTTGTACGGCAAGTAGCTTCAGATACAATGAATAATAAAAATTCTAAAGCACTTCGTGTGATTAAAAAACATTTCAACTCCAATTCAGAATTAGCTAAAGAATTGAAATTGTACCGTACAGTTGCTCAAGAGAAATTTTTATCAGAATCAAAGGCAGTTGATTTAATAAGTGCTGTTATAAGATCTCGTAAACAACTTAATGAAATGCAATTAAGGCGAGATAAATATAATTTAATAAAAGATTTAAAAAATACTTATAATTTAGAAGACTTTTTTAAATCTAGAATTATGAATTATAAAGTACATGCATCGACATATAAAATATTTGAATTTGCAGAAGCCGATTCGCCGGCATCATATGTATCAAGTAAACATGTTTTAATAGAACATATTCAAACTAACATTTCAAAAAAAGAAGATACGCCAAAATTGTCATCTCAACATAAAGATGTTAGATTATTGGCATCAAAATTAGTTGTAGATAAATTCAATGAAAAATATAATTCATTATCAATTGCACAGAAAAATATGCTTCGAGAATATATTAACAATGTGACTAATTCTGCATCACTTAAAAAATATATTTTAAAAGAAACTAGAGAATTAAAATCTAATATAATGTCATTGCAATCATCAGTTCCTAATAAAATAATACGTATTAAACTAACTGAAGTTGCTAATTTACTAAATAAATTATCTAGTCAGCATTCTATACAAGATAAGGACGTATTAACAATGTTACGGTATTATGAATTAGTTAATGAACTTAAAAATATGGAGATTAAGTAATGGCTAGAGTATATGATAACCCATATTGGACATCATCGAGTATGTCAGATGCATACTATGCACATAATATACATCCCGGTACTGGAAAATATAATGCAGTATATGAATACACCGGAGGGCAAGTCGATTTTACCGGATCAATGTTAGGTTATGGACCTGTATTATTATCAGCAGCTGGAAAAGTGACAATGAGTTTAGTTCAGGGCGGAGAAATATATTCACCTGCATTAAATACCGGAGAAATACATGATTTAAGTGTAATTCAAATATCAGGTTCTGCTGCCTCTTGCAAGATATATGCATTTAAAGGTATTAAAATAGGATAGTATTATGAAATTACTTGATGAGATGAAACAATTTTTTGAAGAAACTAAATCTAAACCTGATTATTTAGATATGGATGGTGATGGTGATAAAAAAGAGCCTTTTAAAAAAGCTGTTAAAGATAAAGAAGTGGATGAAGCTGCAAAGCCTGATTATTTAGATATGGATGGTGATGGTGATAAAAAAGAGCCTTTTAAAAAAGCTGTTAAAGATAAAGAATTAGATGAAGCCAATGTAACCGGAAATATAGATGGTGGAGAAGGCCCGCCAAAAACTCCTCATGCATTTGGTAAATCAGAAGATGAGAAGGATAATGCGGAAGTTTTTGATTATAAAAAGACATCTACTAGTGAAAAGCATTTTGAAAGCGCTTATAAGAAAATGATGGCAACCATGGAAGAACTTCATGAAGTATCATATCGCGATTATAAAAAAGATCCTACATCAACTCCGCAACAAAAAGTTAACAGAGGTATCATGGAAGTTAATCGAATGGTAGGAGAAATGGAAAAAATTGTTAATAACAATTTGCGACTGAAAACCGAAATGGGAGTACAGTCAGGTCATTTCTGGAAAGCGACTGGTAAGCGTTTTGCAAAAATCAATGAACGTATGTTACGTGTTGCACATAGATTGAAGGAGTTATCATCATGATATTAAATAGAACTTGGCAACAATTTATCAAAGCAAAAGAAAATGTGAATTTAACATTACAAGAGCAGAAACGTAAATATGCGGATGAACGAAAACGATTTGATGCACATCAAGCATTTTTAAATTCTGGATTATATATGCAAGGACAAAAAAATGGATAAGCAATTATTAGTAGATTATACAGTATTTGAAGTATCACCTCAAGCAATAAATGAATCATTAACTCAAAATAATGGTAAGTTAATTGTAAAGGGAGTTCTGCAAAGAGCTGAATCAAAAAATCAGAATGGAAGAATTTATCCAAAAGAAACTTTAATGCGAGAAGCCAGTAATTATGCCGGAACATTTATTAAAGAACGACGTGCATTAGGAGAATTAGACCACCCAGATTCATCAGTCGTTAACTTAAATAATGTATCTCATAATGTTTTAGAAATGGGATGGCAGGGTGATGATTTAATAGGTAAGGTAGAAGTATTAGGAACGCCGGCTGGTAATATTTTAAAAGAACTTTTTAAATCAGGTATACGATTAGGTATCTCCTCTAGAGGAATGGGATCTGTTAAAGAAGTTATGAGAGAAGGTGGAGATACTTTAGAAGTACAACCAGACTTTGAATTAATTGCATTTGATTTTGTATCTAATCCATCTACTCATGGAGCATTTTTATCTCCGGTAAATGAATCAAAAGGCTCTGTTACAACAAATAAATTTGCAAATGTAGAACGTATTATTACTGATATTATAACGGAGTTTTAAATTATGGCATTAGAAGATTTACAATCACAATACGGTCCTTATAATCCTCGTGGAAAAAAAGGTACTGGAGAAATATTTGATGTATTAGCAAATGAAGGAACGTCAGGATTAGAAGATGGTCAAAGTAAATATGCTAGTAAATCAAAAAATGGAACTAAACCAACCGGTGCGGACGCATTCGGAAATAAACCAGCGGAGAGAAGCTATGAGTAGAATACGATTAAGTAAATTATTAAAAGAACAGCAACAAGGAGCAGTTGATTATGCATATTTTCTAGAACAATCAGATGGATTGCTTATAGCAGTAGAAGATTTTCAGAAAGAATTATCAACTGCATTAGAAGCAGCGGAAGAACAAACTGGTAATCCAGGATATAAACAAATGCAAAATCAAGTTGCTAGATATTTAAACGGAGCTCATAAACAGATAGAAGGTATGTACAAAATGATAGATAAAATACAAGATCGTAATTTAGCTGGCAGTGATCCAATGGGTGGCATGTAATAGGAGAGATTTATAATGAACAAATATGAAAACAAATTAATGAAGCATATCTTAAATGAAAAATATTTAGGAGAAACAGATGACCAAAAAATGACTAAAGAAGAGCGCACTGAATTTCTTGAAGCAGTTGGTAATTTTCATAAGTTAGGTGAGATGGTATATGGTTCGGGTAGATTAAAAGAAGTTGCAGAGACTCTTAAAAGCGTAGTAGAACGAGCAGAAAAGATGACTTTATCAGAAACTGAACATTGGTTCGATAATGTTACAACATCCCGTCATATGAAACAAATGAATGAAGCTTATAAAATATTTGAAAAAACTGCAACCGAAATGGGTTCAATGCAGCAACGATTAGAGTCGGCATATGAAGATATGGGTACCGTATTAAATCGGTATTATAAGATAGGCGAATCTTTATCAGAAGATTAGGACATTTGATATATATTTGTTATATTAACAATTAATATTAAAATAAAATAAGTTACATGAGTAAACAAAACAAACATTTCAAAAGTATTATACCTGGAGCAGGTGTAGCTGTTAAAGTATTATCGACTAAACAATATCCAAAAGGAGATATTAATTCAGCTTTAAAGTCATTTAAAAGAGAATTAAAAGAATCTGGGAAAATGGAAGATTTGAAAAATCGTAAAGAATTTAAATCTAAAGGTCAAAAACGAAAAGAAGAGGTTGACCGAGCTAAATACTATCAATGGTTAGATGACCAGAATCAGTAAAAATTGTGCCTTTGGCACTTTTTTACGTTATAAACGAATGTTTTTGTAAATTACCGCATATATATAAATGTTAACGATACCGTATTTTAATAATTGGTCACTCGAATTATATCTAAATAAGTACTTGAAGTACTTCCTATTGAGGCTCTTAATAGCCTTATTTCCAAATTAAATAAGAGGAAAAATCATGGCAAATGATTTATTAAAAGAAGCAATTGCAGACGCGAAAGCCGTAAGAGAAACTGCACTTGCTAATGCTAAAATTGCATTAGAAGAAGCTTTTACCCCTAGATTACAATCAATGTTATCTGCCAAATTAGCTGAAGAAGAAGGTTTTGAAGAGGAACCAGAATTAGAGGCTGAGCCAGTAGCACCAGAACCAGAAATGGAAGACCCGGTAGCGGCTGAAGGTAGAGGTAGCATGATGGACGCAGATGAAGATCCAACGGATGTTCATTCTGAAGAAATGGCACCTGAAGATGACATGGAAGAAGATCTAGAATTAGAAGCAATTATCAAAGAATTAGAATCTGAAATTCATGAAGAAGAAGAACCAGCTTCCGAAGAACCAGTTGCAGAAAATGCAGAAGGCGAAGATGATGCTCCTGTGGCTGAAGAAGGCCGCGGCGATGAAGTAGATGAAGATATTTCTATTGATGAAATTATTAATGCTTTAAGAGAAGAAGATGAAGCAGATGAAAAACCTGTGGAAGAAGCTAAAGAAGACGAAGGTGAATCTAAAAAAGACTTAGAAGAAGCTTACAACGTTATTCGATTCTTAAAAGGTAAAATTAATGAAGTCAATCTTCTTAATGCAAAATTATTATTCTCAAACAAATTGTTTAAAAATCATTCAATGAATGAATCTCAGAAAATGAAAGTAATTGAAAACTTTGACAGAGCGTCATCTATACGTGAAGTTAAATTAGTATATGCTACATTATCTGAATCATTTAATTTAAATGGTAAAACAAAAAGATCAATCAAAGAAAGCTATGCTTCTTCACCTAGTCGGTCAACAGCTCCAAAGAAAGTAATTTCTGAAGG